TTTTCGGTTTCTCCGTTTGCGTACTTTAAACTTTCTATTATTAATTTTATCATAATGTTGTTTCAAATAAATCTGTGTCAAATGCTCCGTTTTCTCCACCGTCAATACTGTAAATTGCTCTTACAGATATTTTGTAAGTTGTATCACTATCTAAAGCTGAAACAGTAGAGCCAAAAGAGCCAGGGTTAGTAAAACCATTATAAATATCATCTACATAAATTTCGTACCTTAGAAGATTTGTGTCTGTAATAGAATTATATGTAAAGTCTATTTTACTATTGTTTTTACTTGTTGTTTCTAAATTCTCAACCCTTTGTAAATCTAGTCTTTGACCGTTCAAACTTTGTGAAGTATTAACTTGCAAGTTATATAATTCTAAGTCACTTTTATTAGTTAGTAAGTTTGTCTTTATAGAGTTTATTCTATACTCCGTTGTGCCTATAATAAATATATCGTTTAGTCTATAATTTAAAATAACATTTAAAGGTAAGTAAGCAGATACATTTGTTTTCCTTGAATTCCTAGCGAATAGATTAGCCACATAATTTCTGTAATACTTAGTATATAAATCATTTGAAGGTGTCGGTGTTAATTGTGTATATTCGTCTGCTTCAGTACCAAAATTAATAGTTTGACTTGCAAAACCAGTCACAATATTAACTATTGCATTTGACGGTCTGTAATATCTTATTAAATCGCTAAATGTATCGTCTAAATTATCGAACTTTATAACATCACTTGTTTCAGTCCATATTGGGTAAAATAATAAAGGTTCGCCTATTGTTGGCTCAAACTTCTTATCTAACATTGCACCCTGTTGAATATCTGTTAAATTGCCAGAGCTTTCGTCTGTTAATCTCTCGTACATCATTTTCTCAAAACCAACCTCAATTCTGTATTCATTTCCATCATATTGTTGTGATGTAAAACTTTCCTCTGCAAACTTATTACCTTGCAATTCGTCTGAATACTGTACTAAATACGATTTTTTGCTTTTAAAATTAAATATCATATTTCTAAATTGCAGTAATTTAGATACAGTTTTCTTACTAGTATCAACGTATTTTGTAATGTCGTAAACTTTACCTGCATTGTAATAATCATCTAATGGTAATACCGTTATAAGGCCATTCTCTTTATATGCAGTTAAATTAAACATAGTAAATAGATTTTTTAGAAAATCAAATATTTTAATTTTAGGCATTTGACTACTTATATCTACTATATTTGCATCAGTTGGAGCAGCGGCATAATAAAACCCTGTTGCTCGTGTCGACCTACCTCCACTACCATTGTTGTAAACTCTCCTAACTTCTAAGTCTTGAGATATTGCTAACGTGTTTTCAGAGATTATAATAATTTTAAAATCTATAAACCCCTCTCCCCAGTCTTGAGGGTTTACTGTAAGACGGTCAAGGGTTTGAGTACCAGTTCCTTGTCTTTCACCAAAAAGTCTATTATCTGAAATTCTCCTAAATTCAACAGTATAACTTTGTCCAGCAAGAACATTAACAGTTAAATAAAAGTCAAATTCCATATACGAGTTAAAATCAAAATTATTGTAAGGGTTCATCTCTGGGTCAGCTGGTCTTATTTCATCGCCACTAACAAAATCATATTCTAAATCACCTAATCCAGTGTGCCAAGTTTTAACTATGCTAGTAACCTCTCCGCCCTCTTCTGCATTACTCATAAACCCCTCTTCTTTATGAAGCCATAAGTATAACTTTTTAAAATAAAAACTGTTAAAAAAAGTGTTACTAAATTTTATCTGTGGGTAATTACTTTCTATTGCATCAATTATAACCTTAGCTCTTAATGCTGGTTTTATATCCGCATAGTTTAAAAAAGTATTTGTTATAGCGTCCTTATATCCAGCGTTACCATTATATCCGTATCTCATATTCTTGCTATGAGTAATTAAAGGGAATATTAAATCTTGTTGTGTTGGTGTTATTGCTGAGGTTGAACCAAAACGACCTTTTACAAAACTGCTAGTATATTCAAAATTTAAACTTTCTGGCAACTCCAAAGAGCTTAATTCATTTTCTGCTAGTATTTTCTTAAACTCAACTGTTTCGCCTGTAAAAACTAATTTATAAGAATAGGCTACATTATTTTTTAAATCAACAGATGTTAATCTAAAACTACCTTTTTTGTAATTAGTTCCATTTAATTGAATAAGTGCATCGCCTAGAAATCTAGCATCGTAACTGTTTGTTACTTCACTATTGTAATAATGCTTAAAAAATTTATTATTATGCTTAGATGCTGGTACGCTAAACTGCTGACTAAAAGGTGAGAATATTTTAGCTGGGTCTTTAACGTTTTGTATAGTATCTGTAATTGATACGCTCTCGTCCTTAAATAATTCTAGCTTTGTAAAGTCGTTATATATTTGGTATCTTTTACCGCTCCCAGAAAATATAGCTCCTGTAATATCTATAGTATTAATGTCTCCGCCTGGTGCTATTGCAGTAACAGTCCCCTCAACCCCACTGTCAAGGTCAAGTATTATTTGTCCTACTTTAAATAATCCGTTTGTAAAATCTGTTGAAGTATCTACAAGTCTTGTTTGGGTAGGAAAGGAACCAACGCTAGAATGTTTAAAAGCATCTCTTATATATAAGTCTATTATCTGCATTTATCTAATATTATTTATAGTGTCAAAAGCAAAGTCTATTTTTATAGTGTAATTAATTAGCTTGTCGTTTAGACTTGTTTTATAGCTAAAGCTACTATCCGTTACATTAACAGGTAAAACAATATTGTCTATTTCAATCCAACAGTCCTCGCTTAATTGCATTTGTTTAAATACTTCGTTGTACTCTTCTGGATAAAACCCTGTATTTAAGTCCATTTTTTCGTTACCCATTTTATATAGGTTTTTCTTTTGGTGCTTGTCTACATCATAGCTATTAGCTGAAAGTGTATTTCTTTTAAAGTCCTCTGCCTTAGTAGAGAGTTGTTTATTGCTTCGCTTAAAAAACCAAAGGTTTTGCAACGCTCCATACTTGTTTATAAAACTTAATTTATAAGTGTCGTATTTACACTCTGTAATGTTATCTACTTTAACAACTGAAACCCCATCGTCTGAATTTATGTAAATAGTATCAACCGGGAATGTAACGTTACTGTCTAAAAATTGATTTAAACATATACTACCCTCAAAAGTACCGCCATCTCTATACACCCTGTCCGCAAATTCATCTGTTCCATTTACAGTATTTGAAACGTATTGTATTTGAGTTGATGATGTGGTTGTAGGTGCGAAATTCTGTCCGTAAACTTCTTGGTTTTCTGAATAATATTGTACGCTTGTAACCTTGCTAGTATCAATAGGCAAAACAACTGGTGCATCGTCTAGCTTAACCACTGTTAAATTTGACTGCAATAGTCCACTATCGTTTTGAGGATTTACTCCTTGCTCAAAATATCCATAACCATAAAAGCCTTTTAATTCTACAAAAGGTAAAAACCCTGAAACTCCATTTACTGTTCTGCGTATTTGATAATCAACCCAAACAATTTCTGTTTCTAAGTCGTCTGCATTATAAGTCATATAATCTTTCACTAGCTCCGCTATCTCAAAATTCACAGTAAAATTTACTGCCCTTGCATTTAAAACATAAGTAGGAGTTGTAGGTCTTGAGCCTTGAGTTCCGCTATATATATAAAGACTTACTTGTGCTTCTGTTAAACCGTTCAAGTTGTAGTAAACATAGTATGGACTTCTTACGTTAATTTTTGCCATTTTATCGTTTTGTTAATTTTATTAAATCTTTTTCTAGTCCTATTGAGTACGCTTCAATCAAATCATCTGGCAGTCTTTTAAACGCTGCTACAAATGGTTTAGTAAAAAACAAACTAGGCTTAATTCCTTTTTGATATATACTTCTAGCAATTAAAAACGCTGTACTTTGATAGCTTAAAAACCGCCCAGTCTTTCTGTCTTTAAATTGTATTCTACGCCTTTTAACATAGCTTTGCATTGCTTCGGTTAAACCGCCTTTACGCCCTGTGCCACTGCCAAACCTAAACGGACTATTTGGTGCTTTTGCACTTGATGATTTACCACGAACTCCTTTGTCTTGAAACTCTCCGTATTGCTCCATACTAAAGCCTAGTTCAGCTCCTTTTGTTGTTAGCTCTATATCATAGCCTAAACTGTTATAAAGTGCCTTAGTGTCGTTCTTATCGCTTTTAGATAGGTTGCTTCGGCTTTGTTGTATAACGTACTTAGCGAACTTATTTAATTCTTCTTGTAAGGCTTTGTCTGCTAACATATCTCAATGTCGTTGTTTACCAATATATCAAACGTTGCAGTCCACCCAGCTACCTTATTTTCAAACCTATCTACAAAAGGTTCTAAACTCGCATCGCCATCTAATTGATATTTGTCGCTGTATAAATCGCCACGTCTTAAAACTTGCACTAACTTATTTAATACTGCTAGTTGTGTATTTAAAACGTCTTGCTCGTTATTGTTACCTATAAATATATCAGTAGTTGGTTCTTTACTTTCATCTACAATATCCATTGCTAAAATAGATATGTTAAACCTTAGTACACTTTCTTGTGCTGTAACTGTATTTATAATCAAATGAGATAAAGGAAATATAGACTGCTTAGATAAATCAATATCAAACAAATCGCCCTCTGTAACTGTGTTAACATTTATATCGCCTAGTAAAGCATCTTTGATGGCTTGTGTTAGTAGATAATACCCTCTTATTCCTGTGTAACTCATTTGAATTTGCTTTTAATATTTCTTGCTTCTATTTCGTTTTTTTCTTTTGTATATGTTAAATAAGTCAAACATTCGTGTACGTTTAATTTAGTGATATCTTCAAATCTCGTAATATCTCCGTCAGCGATTGCATAGATTGAATTGTACCACCCCCATTTTGTTGTGAAGCCAGAAATTGCACTAAGCTCTCCTCGTTCTGTTTGCTCGAAGAGTTCAGAATAACTGTCGATAAGTCCTTGCCTAAATTGTAAAAAAAAACAATAGCACCAAAACAAGCATCTAAAGGATAGTTCTTAGCATCTTCGTTTATGTCTGGGTCATATTCTTTAAGCGTGTATCTTTGCCCTTGCTTTAAATCAATAGGTCTATACAAAACATTCATTGCTCTATGTAGGTTATCGTTATCGCCTATAAAGGTATCTAGGTCCACGTACTCCCCAAAACTTATATTTTCTAAGTCTGGTATAAAACCGTAGTCTTTGCCATTCATTTGAAACCTATTTATAAGCTGATGCTCTGTGTCAAACATATTATTGATGATAACACAAATATCTGTTATATCTTTTGCTTTCATTGAACGTACAACCTCAACAGGTACTTTACAGAATATCTCAATCATCTTAGATTGTACTTCTGCTTCTTTTGTTAAATCTAATTTGTCAAACTCCTGGTACTGCCCTAGAGTTATTTCATTTAACGTTGTTGGTATGCTTAACTTAACTTTCATATTAATATATAAACTTTTTAATTTTATTTTAGTAACTAAGATACAGTATATTTGCCTCTATTTGGGTTTTGTAGTTGAAACCCTACTGCATAGCGAACCGCATCTATTAAATGGTTGTATTTGTCTATTGGTGTATTTGACTTGCGTTCTAACCAGCGATAGTTGTTTAGTTCCTTAATTAAGTTAGTGCTATCTGGACTTACTACAATGTCATAGTCCTGTAATAAGCTAATTCCATATGTAACGCTTCCTTGACCTTTTATGCTAGGACGTACATTACAACCCTTTGCTTTTATTTCGTGCAATAGTCTTGGTTCTGCACTATCCCCAATAATTAAACAGTTCCTAGCGTGTTTTAAATTAAGTTGTGCTATTTGCGATGTGGTTAAGGCTTTTAAATAAAAACATTCTTTTAAATATATAATCTTATTTGAGGTGTCTATGTTTGTTTCAACTAAGGTATTTTCATCTGAGGCAAAGCCATAATCTTGACCAAAGACACTTGTGCCTATATGCTTGAACTCTCCAACACTCCAATTATTAAATATAACCCCTTCTGCTTTGTTTAGCCACGAACCTAGCATTTGTTGTTTGTATTTTTCTGGACGTCTTATCTTCATCTGCTCTATTTGGTCTATATAGCTTTTAGATAAGTTGTCTATATTGTCTTGGTACGTTGTATGTATATAAGTTGTATTTTCTTTAACTGTATTGCTACCCTCTTGAACACCCCTATCTTCAAAGAAACGTCTATATATAAAATGCTCTTTTGTAGTTGGGTTTAGTATTAATATTATTCTGTTTGGTTTGCCTTGCTGTCTTACTGATAAATCAATAGTATCAAATTTTTGCTCATCAACTAATTCCTCTGCTTCATCTACAACCCACGTTGTAATCCCTTGTAAAGATTTAAGGTTAGCTGTCTGGTCACCGCTTGATGTTTTTATCCCTCTGAATATTATTTTACTGCCAGTCTTTTTATTTAGTATCTCGTCTTTGGTTATATGGAAGTCTGCTATTGAGCCGAACTGCTCTAGCTTGTCTATAAATTCTGGTATGATTGATATATAAGCTGAGGTTAAAGTATAACGTGTAAACAGTATCGTGTGACCTTGTTCGTATGTTAGCATCACTAAAAGGGCGTTTACTGAAAAAGACTTTCCAGAACCACGCCCACCACTTACAATAAAATACCTACTGTCACTATCAACAATAGGCATATATTTCTTTTTTACTTTAATCAACGAATTTAATTAAATCTCTAAAATTGATGTTTAAGCCCTCACTAGAGTTAAGGTCTATACTTTCCTTAGGTTTTCCATAACGATAGCTTAAATACAGTTGTACGGCTCTCATATCGCCTTTAGCAACTAATTC